CACGCCGACGATCAGCAAGCGAGTTATCGACAAGCCATTCCAGAGCATTACGCACAGCCGTTTCGCTGGCATCGACTTCCTTCATCATTAACATGACGGTATAGGTCTTCCCTGACTTCATCCGCTTTATTACTTCGTGGCGAATCTGTGCCGACCTGGAAGCGAATCGCCCGGTTATTGCTTTCGGCAATTCTTCCGACTTGTGGCGTTGCGGCTTGACTTCGATCCCGTCGATTACTTTATGGACGTGCTTCTTCGGGACAACATATTCGACCGGGTTCAGCAGTGCAGATAGGATGCTCATGCCCACAGCTTTCTGACGCGCGACCATTCAGCGCGGTCGCAGTCGTGTCCAAGTGCCTTGAAGTCTCTTCCTGCTTCGCGGTCTTCGTCGTCACGCGCAAATGCTTCTTCCAGATCACGCTTGATGATGTTTTGCGTTTCCTTGCTGAGATACGGCCAGATTTTGATAAGCCATGACGCGCAATCTCCGACGATGTAGGTCATTCGACCAAGGCAATATCTGAAAGCGGCGATAACCATCAGATGATCGTGGCTTGACATGGCATCAAGGACAGCGACGGCGAAGTCGATATTCAATCCGAGTTCGCGCGCACTGGACGCATCAATGCTGTCGGACCCACGGCGCCATGCGTTATGCCGGCGCAGGTAGTCGGCACACTCTGAAATGCCGAGCGGCAGTTTGTCGGCATCGCTGCCGTCGAATATGGCGTGTTTGCTCATTGCTGACCTTTCACGCTATCAATGGCAGCGTTGATATAGTCGAAAACGAAGCCGTTTAAAAACTTCTCGTTATTGAGCATCCAATTAATATCTTCGCGCGCCTTTGTAAGCGCCGCCAGCAGTTCGTCGCGCTGGCGCTCAAGTTTCACTATGCAGTCGGCACGAACATACTGCAAATCCGTGTCATTGATCTGGTCTGAACACCACGTCTGCGCGTCCCATGCGTCAAACTGTTCGGCTTCTGGATCAATCTGTAACCAGATTTTTTCTGGTGCCGACTTGTGCAATGCTGAGATTCGCGCCTTCTCGTCAGCTTCAAATTCAGCACGTTCAATTTCTTCATCGGTTGTCATATCGAGGTTGCTCATGCTTCCACCTTCAAATCAGTGCTTCCGAACCCGCCTTCGCCACGCCCGGTTTCCGAAAGTTCGCCTTCCTGCACAAGTTCAACGCGCATTACCGGCGCAATCACAAGTTGTGCAATCCGCTGGTTCGGCTCGATCTTGTATGCCTGGTCGCCGTGATTTATTAGGATTACGCAGATTTCCCCGCGAAAATCACTATCCACACTTCCAACGCCTTGAAGAACTGTGACGCCATGATTCTTCGCCATGCCGCTACGGCCTCGTACTTGCGCCTCGAAACCTTCCGGCAATTCAATTCCAATGCCGACCGGGCAGGTGAAACGGACGCCCGGCTGCAAGTAAATGTCGTGCGGAATGCGGGCGTGCAGATCAAGGCCGGATGCGCCTGCGGTGGCGTATTGCGGGATGATCGCGTCAGGATGTTTTTTCAGGATTCTGAGTTTCATGATGGTTCCTGTTGTTTGGTTATTCGGTCTTATCCGACATTTGGTGTCGTTGAATTCAAGTTAGTGGTCTGCCTTGGACGCCGCTCATTTAGGATGTCAGCGACCCGGTGAAATGTTGCGTCATCGAGGTGCACTGCTTTCCCGATGTACCCGGAGTAATCTTCCGGGTCTTCGTAGCAATCCGGGCCGTACTCGTACTCCTCAAAAAACAGCGCCAAAATATCGAGCAGTTCGTTTTCTGAAACCACGAGTGCATTCGCACGCCCAAGCACTTCGTATTCCCGCTTCTCGGCATTGTCGCGTTCGGCGGTCAGTCGCTCAATTTCCGCGCAATGGTCGGACCATGTAATGTGGGTGCCTTCTGGTTGCCCTGCGCACCCTGCTATCGGTGACCATCGTTGCATTTCATTCTCCTTTTTGCGCCGTCTCGCCTAAAACACACCTTCAGTTTCCTCGACTGCCTATCTCTGCGGATGGTGTGGCCGCTACTTGCAAGTCGATTACCGCCGGAAAACCAGCGGAGCGGCCCCATTGATCGTTACTTGATGCTCATCAAAAAGGTATATCGCTATCAAGCTCGTCGCCGTGGCTAACGCGCTGGCTGCCCTGCGCATTGCGTTGTTGCGCTGGCTGGCTCTGCTGCTGGCCTTCCTTCTTTCCGAGCAAGGTCAGATCATTCACGCGCACCTCAAGCGCCGTGCGTTTCTGGCCTTCCTTGTCCTGCCAGTCGCGCATGGTGACTTCGCCAGAGACGCCGACCAACTGGCCCTTGGTCAGATATTGCGCCACTGCCTCGCCACGCTTTCCGAACATCGAGCAGCGCGCCCAGGTGGTTGTTGCCTTATCGCCGTATCCTGACTTGACGCCGACTGAAAAGCCGACGATTGCATCGCCAGATTGCGTGAATCTCGTTTCAGCATCGCCGCCGATGTTCCCTGTAAAATTCCATACGTTCATTTTTTATGCCGCCTTCTTGAGTTGCGCCGCAAGTGCGTGCGTTTGGTCAAATTCCGCGATCACCTGTTTGAAGTATTCGCGGGCATGTTTCACTTTCTCGAAAATCGCCGCTTCCTTTTCCAGATCACGCTTCACCGTCCAAGTAGTGACACGCATGTGTTCAGGAATGTTAGAGACAAAGTGCAATTCCATCGGCTCGAAACCAATCAGCCGATCAGGGGTATCAACGAGGCAATAATTCACTTCCCATTCGTCGGCATCCCATAGGGCCATATATCCGCGCATTTGAAACTCATACAGTTTGTCTTCGCAGTCAGATACGACGATTGGAAAGGTTGCGATTGACCACGATGTTTTGATGTCATGCCCGCGCCGCGTTTGTTCGTCGAACAGATCACACTCGCCGGTAATGAAGTCGTTTGATTTGCGTTCTGTGTTTTTCTCAAGAGACAGTCCGCGAACCGTGTTCAGCAGAGCGATAGAGTCAGATTCACATTCGATTCCCTTCTCAATCGCCTTGCTTGAAACGACAAAATCGACGCCGAAGATTTCTTGCGCAGCAAGTTCTCGGATATAGGTTTTTGCACCAACAGACAATGGGCCTTCTGACTTGCTGCGCGGCTCGGTCATGAGTTTGCCAATCGAAGAACAGCGAAAGCGGATCATGCTTGGCCTGCCATTTCATTCTCAAGCCGATCCTTGGTTTTTTCATTGATTATGGATTTCGTCTTGTCCTTGGCGGCGATGATTGCCTTCATGGCGTCCTTGTTCTTGATGTCCTCAGCCAACTTGTAGCTTTTCTCGTAGGTCGTTTTCAGGTCAGACATTGACTGACACGCTAGAATCGCATCGAGATGCGGCAACACGTCGAATTCTTCAGTTCCAAAACGGCTTTCCTCGTCTTCGCCGGTTTCAATGTTGAAAACCTTCAGGATTGCGTATTTCGTCGCGTAGCTCAGAGCCTTCCCTGGTGACTTGTCGGCGTTGTCCATTGCGTGCGCCAAGGTATCGACCTCGAAAAAGTCTTCCTTGTCGTCAATATTCTGAAAGCGGAACCGATAGCCGGCCTCATGCCTGAATTGTTTTTGGCCTTCGTCTTTCGGCAAGCTGCGTTCCCAAAGAAGCGTTGGAATAATCACGATGCCATGCTTGATAAGCGGGGCGCGAACCATTCCTGTAACTGCGTCATGCGTGACGGCCTTGTAACTTCCCCCGCCAGTAGAAACAGACTTATCCTTTTGGATATAGGCGATTTCCTTGCGCACTTCATTAACGCGCTGATAGATGTTCATGACTTTCCTTTCTTCATCCGCAGATGGGTAAGCGTGCAACCGTCAGGCATATAAACCTTGGCCTTTGAGTAGGCTCTGAATCTGTCAATCGCAGTGATTTCAATGCGCTCAAAGCCGAAGCCGTTGCTGTAAGTTGCGACGAATACGGGCGTCTGTACTGGCTCGGCTGGCGCTTTTAGCAGGTGGCTGAATGAGCAGACCATCAGGAACCGCCTTTCTGACAGTAACTTCTGCAATCGCAAGATTCGTGTCCGCAATCACCGCCTTTAACTGCGATGATTTCTGAAAAAATCGGATGCCTACCAGTTGCCCATGCGTCAAGCGCACCGCTTACCGGGTAATCTTGAGAATCTCCATAAAGGGAAATTCTCAGCAGTCCATAGTGGTGCTCTGCAACTTCCTTCCATGCGTCCCGCTGCTTCTTGAGCGATTCAACCTCTGCCGCAAGATCGGCAATGATGGCGTTAGGCGATGTCATCTCAAACCTCCATCCATGCGCACCAGCACAGCGAACGTAACGATTCCGGCACAGAGCATCAGATCACCGAAGTATTCAGCGCCGAGCGCAATGGTTTGAATTAGAGAGGTCATGCTGCGGCCTTATGCTCGATACACAGAAGGCTCTGAATGCGCTCTTCGATTTGTGTCAGTTTCATTTGTGCTTCGGCCTGGATTGTTTTTTGTTGCTTGCGCAGCGTTTTGACAAGCTCATCATTGACGTTGAAGTTGTCAGGAATATCGAATTCAACGTCGATTGTCTTTTTTGTGACCAATGATCCGAAATACTTGTCGCCTGACATATCGGTTTGATATACGTTGTATTCAGGTTCGTTTCTCCAATCCATCCTGACATGGAGGAATAGATTTATTTGTTTTATGTGTTTCATGTCATGCTCCTAGGAATCCGAACATCAGCCCGAAGAAACAGATCGCCAGCACTGCCCATCCGATTGCTTCGGTCGTGCTGACATGCTCTTTTTGCTCGACAAACGGCACGTTCGGCCATTTGTCCTGGTTTGCCATGCGTTGTTGCCAATTTGTCATCATTCCCTCGCTGTTTAAAAACCCCGCTGGCCCTGAAGGTATGCTTCCGTATTCAGCCTGTGGCCTTTGCTGGTAACTCCGAACTGCCAGCGGGTGATACTCGATAGGGTTACTCGCGTTCCCTGTGACCTAAAGCGCCCGAT